TCGTATTATACTGCTACCGTAGATTTAGGGTAACAGTAAAATCATTAACTAGGGGTATGTAATATATGGATATGCACAATTTAGAATTAGAAATTGGATGTTACGCAGCCGCAGTTTACCATGAGTCTAATACACAATCATTACAAGAAAAATTGGGAGTGTTGAATGTTGTACGCAATCGCCTTAAATCTGGTCGTTGGGGTAATACTGTATGCTCTGTTGTTTATTCTAATGGACAGTTTATTGGAGTCACCGATCAATCGCATGATGACGTGGATACAAAAACATTTCTTGAAACAGAATTGTTTGTACTTGATGCAATTGTATTTAATAAATATGCTAACCCAGTTGCAGATGCTTTATACTTCCATGATGATTCAATTAAAACAATGGCTGGATGGGGTAAAAAGAAAGTTAAAATAGGAAGGATGGTATTTTACTAATGAATACAGTATTAGCTTATTTGTACGAAGAATATGATGTTAAATCAGGGCATCTTATAAAGTCTTACTTATGGTCTTTTCATCCTAATCAATTATCGTATCTTAATGATCTTAAAAATACGACTCATCATATTAAAATAACACCACTTGTGGCTGGTAAACCTGTAGAAGAATATAAAGGTTTATCTAAGTATGATAGTAAAAAACTTGTAGAAGCAAATAATGGCCTATGAATAAATCTATGTACTCTACGCTAGACGATCAAAGACAAGCTAAAGTTGTGCTAGAATATATGCGAAATAAATATAGATGCAGATTAAAAGATATAATTCAAGATTGTCTTATATCAAGACGCAGATTAGCTTATTTAGAACAACAAGGATATTTAAGCCTTCCTGAACCTACACCTTATGGAGAACGTAATGTTAGAAAAAATACTTGAATGGATTGTGTGGATATTAATATTTGGTGGTATAATCGGTTTGTTTGTTGGGTTGTATGAATTAATTAATCTTTTATTGATAAGGAGTCATCATGGTTGATATGGTAAATAAACCGCCTCACTATACTGTGGGTGGCATTGAAACATTAGATGTAATTGAAGCAAAATTAACTTATGAACAATATGTAGGTTATCTTATGGGAACTAAAATGGCCTATGATTTGAGATACCCATTCAAGGGTAGTTTTGAATTAGATTTAGAAAAGTCTGAGTTTTATAAGAAAAGATTATTAGAGTATATTAAGAAGCATGAACCGGAAGCTGTTAATCCACCAGAAATTGCTGCTCAATTACAACGTATTGAAATGTCAGATGATTAAGTACCTAGATTTGGTAATTACTGCACGTTTAGTAGAAAGCCTAAAAATACTAAACTTATTACATCCTCTAACGTAGGCTTAACGGTACTTAAAACGTACATAAAGGGCTGTTTAAGCCCTTTTTTTTTATTTAGTGAATGGTATCATCATCTTGGTTAAGTTCAGCGTATATAGATAGTTCTTCGCCACTTATTTCTATGTATGATGAATCTGACAGTTCTAATATAATAATATTATCGCCATAGTCTAATTCGGCTGACACAACAGTTTTACCTATAAGGTGATCGCATATTTGTTGTGCTGTAATTGCCATATTAGTCCTTAAATAGTTACTAACGATTCTTTACTTTTCTTTTCAGCTTTTATAGTTCTTGACCAGCTACCACATTCTTGACATTGAAAACGCTGATATACAGCAACTCTTGATCTTTGTGTTCCTCTAGCTTGTAATTTGCGTGATGCGCAATTTGGGCAACAAACATCTGGAGAATATGCGTTATGATTTGGATGTTGTTTAATCCAGCCTTTAAATTTATCATAAACCTTTTCAAGTAAGATAACGTCATTTTTATTGTATTCTTCCATGATCTTCCAAGCCTTACGATCATCATTCATACATTTTAACCATAGCGTATGGCCTTCATGTGCTGTTTTAGCTCCTAAGCCTAAAGCTTGTGATACATAGTCTAGTTTATTAGAAACAAATCTAAACTGTCTACGAGCTACTTGTAATAAGTCTATGTGTTTAGCTGGGCTTGGTGGTGGCATACCACTTAAAAGAAATTCTTTGTTTAGGATAGGAATATCAAAACGACTTCCATTGTAATGCACTACTGCGTCAGCTTGATCTAATAAAGCATGAACATTAGCTAACATTTTATCTTTGCCTGACTTCTGAACTGAGTCAAACATAATTTTAGGATTGCCATACCATTTAGCGGCATAGCATAAAGTGTAAGATGATTCTAGTAACTGATTGATTGAGATGTTCTGGTCAAAGATACCCCAGACGTGAGCTGTGTTTGGTGCGACTTCTATATCTATGAGCAAAATCTTCAAGTTACTCTCCTAGTGTTGAGTTACATTATTATACACTATAAGAATAATTAAGATTGCAATAACATACTTTAAATGATCTATTGCACAAAGAAAACTACAAAGTAAATAATCTAACATACAAGTAATGTGGCAGTTTGAGCTTCCTTTAGTTTGTCAAAAAAAGTATTAAAAGCTATTTTAGAATTTCCTATAAAATCTCCACTTGTCCATGTTGTACCAAGTAAAATACATCCGTCTGTGTCTTTAGATGTATTGCCAGGATGAATCCTAATACCCTCAAAGCCAGGCACACTTAATACATGGGGAAGTTGCTTACCAAAACGAGCAGAAAGATCAATGATGACAGGATAAGTGCCAGTTGGAATAGCTGTTTGTCCATTTACTTTTTCCCCTTTTCTTACTACATCCTCTAAAGAAAAACTATGATAAACACCATCAATGTAGAATTTGCCGATAGTATAACTGCTTCCATATTCAAACCTCTCTAATCTTAATTTCATCTTTTTATAGCTAAGTACATTCTTTCGCCAATAATAAATGACATACAAGCACCTGTCATGTCTAGAAATACGCTTACGACTGCCACAGGAACGCTAGGTGAGTAGATAACAAAGATAGTGGCAATTAGTATGAATGATACGATAACATATCTATAGCAAGCTCTAAGATCAATAATCCATTTAGAAGGTTCGCCATTAGGTGTGTCTAATTGAGCTAATGCTTTTAAGCGTTCTGTTTCGGCTTGTATAAGAGATATGCGTTCTTGCATGTTTTGTGGTTGGCCACCAGCTCCGCCTGTTAGTTTGGCAAATATACCTCTAACGCCATCTGTAAATGCAGGAACTAATGCTGGTAATATAAGTGAGATTAAGCTACCCATTATGTTGTTGAACTCCCATGATTGTGATGATGTAATTCAGGTGTGTCAGTTTTAGGTTTAGGCTTTTTAGGGCCTTTAGCAAATAATTCTTTAAGTTTTTCTAATATTTTCATAATTCTAACGGATCAAATCCAAATTGTTTAGCAACCTTATGTTGCATGCGTTTAAATTCGCCTTTATGGGATAAGTATATTTCTGATTTAGGATATTTGATGTATATGATTTGGTGAATCATCTCATGTAAAAGCGTTTTTATAACAGTATCTAAATGACTACATTTACCTAATGAGATTGTTATTGTGTGTGGTTCTGGTTCGTATTGTCCGTATAGTTCAGGGTTATTACATACCACAAATTCTACACGCTTGGCAGGTGGAAATGGCATAGATACGAAGGGTTCTATTTGTATAAATGCGGTATATAAAGCTGCGATAGAATCCTCTGTTATCCACATTAAACACTTGCTTTCGGTTGAAATAATTTAGCATCAAATACTGCTGTTTGGTTTATCTCTGGAAAGTATATATAGACTGCATGCTTTCCTTCGTAACTATCAGATTTCCAGCATCCTTCGTGATTAGCATGGCCTGTTTCAGTAGCATAAGCTGCATACTCATAGCCTTGTAATCCCATTTTCTTAAAGATACATTCTTCTGTAGTAAGTACTATTTCGCCTGTTTCTGTTTTCATGCTCATTTGTTTAATTGTTTCTTGAGCATAAGGATATTCTAATAACAATACCCATAAAACAGCTAATACCGTAATATAGGCTAATAACTTCATTTTATTTTCCTGAAAACAGGTGCATAAAGTAGCCTATAAAACCACCGATAGATGATGCAATCATCATACCAGTCCATAAGCCACCCTTAGATTTGTTAGCAAGTTCTAATAGCTCTTTTATGTCTTTTTCAAGGCTTTCTACTTTATGTTCTAAAGATTCTACCTTGCCTATGAGTTTTCCATAGGATACTGGGTTTATATTGTCCATAGTTTACTCGTACATAATATTCATTGTGCCACTTGTCATTGAGCTAGTATTAACAAGTGCTAGTTGAGTTAATGTTCCACCTAATGCAATATAAGTAGATGCAAAATTTATACCAGATGCACTACTATAAGAACCCATATATGTTCCAAACCATGTATTATTATCTTGCAAAGTAAATGTTGCAACACCATAATATCCTGAAGTAGTATAAGGTTTTAATCCTGTTGTAACTGATGTAGACTGAGTGCCTGTACCCAACAATCCAGCAGCAGTGCCTATATATCCTGTTGTCACTAATCCAGAAGATGTACCTAATTGTATAACCGGCTCTGTACTGGTATATCCTATGTTTGCAAACATTACAGTTATTCTTTTAACCCAAGATGGAATGTCTGTAAATGATACACTTGTACCTGATACGGATTGAACTGCTCTTGATACAAGAGCTGATCCAGTAGACCATGTATTAAGTGTGGCTGTTCCTGTTCCAGTACCTACTCCTGTTGCTGTAAATGATAAACCTACTGTATTTGCGCTTGCACCAATACTTGTAAAATTTGTAGTACCTACTGATGTAATAGTATATGTAGCACCTATTACAAAAGCACCTGCTGTAACAGACGATCCTGCTGTAACAATTAAAGTGCGACCATTGCTAACCGGAGCTATTGTTGTAACTGCACTTGTTGCATTACCTACTACAAGATTGCCTGTTCCTAATGTTGCTGCGCCTGTACCACCATTAGCAGCACTTAATGTTCCCGCTAAAGTAACTGCACCTGAAGTAGCTGTAGAAGGTGTTAGTCCTGTTGTTCCTGCTGTAAAAGACGAAACAAATGCTGAAGGAGACAAATTAGATATTTGAAATTGTGTGCCATCATAAGTAACAATTACTACAGAACCTGATGGAATATCACCTGCAATTAAAGCTGTAGTACCATTTTTAGTAATGTTTTTAGCACCAATACTATTAATATTAAGTGTGACGCTTGTAGTAGTATTTGCACCAGCAGCAATAAATCTAAATGTTTGTCCAGTAGCATAAGCACTCATAGAAATAGGTGCAATAGCAGTAATTGTATCTGTACCTGATACAGATGTTAAATATGTTAATGTACCATCTTGTACTTGTCCTGCTGCAGCATACATAGTACGAAGTGTAGCATTACCTACATTGGTATGAGCATAAGTAGCCATAGGTAAGTTAGCTACAGGAGCTGTTTGACCATCATAAGCAAGGGATGTTGTTAAGCCTGATGCAATATCATTTAGTGTGCTGTTAGCCCAACTAGATGATATGGTTGTTCCTGTGGTGACTGGATTCCCTGCTGGTAGGGTATACGTTCCTGCGCCATTTCTTGCCATGTGTTACTCCTTGTTTGATAAAGCTTCTATAAGTTGCTGACTTCCAGCACTAGATAGAATTGGTTTTGTATATTTATTTTGTAATAATTCTTTAGCTAATATTTTGCCTTTAGATGTAGCATATTTAGGTAAAGCATTACCTTTTAAATAAGCATACTTAGCAATATCTTCTGTTACTAATGGTAAAGCACCTGCAAGTAATCCCATTGGGCCTGCTGCTGTAGCTCCAAGACCACCTAAAAGACCTGATGCTAATGCCTTAGCTTTACTTACACCAATTGTTCCCATTTGCTCTGTAGGTTGAGTATATTTAGGAAATGCAGCACCAAATTTACCAATAGTTGCTAATTCACCACTTAAAGGCACATCTTTATTAAAAGATTTAGCTAATGATCTAGCATTTACATTGCCTGTAGCACTATTAAGAGCATGTTCTACTTCATAAGTTTTGGCTATTTGTTGTCTAGCATCTTTTAAATTTTGCAATAATTGTGGTTGGCCATAATTTTGCACAGCATCTTCAAGCCATGTTTCAATTTTATTTGCTTGATCTCTTAATCCTTGTGCTTTTTTAAGATCCTCAGGATGAGCAGATCTATTGTAAAGTTTATAATAAGCATTAGCTTCATTTTTAGCTATTTTTAATTTTTCAATATCTTGTGCCAAATGTGGATCAAGGTCTGCAATATTTTGATATGCTTTACCTGCTTCTTGTCTAACACCTTTTAATACGTCATCTGATAATGAAATAGAATCAGGTAAATTTAATGCTTTTTTAGCTAATTTATTAGTAATTTCTTGATTATCAGCAGATAATGATTGTGCAGTATTTACTTTTCCAGCAAAAGATTCTAATGTTCTATTAGCAAAAGAAGGATTTGTTTCTGCTGGCGGAATTTTATAACCAGCACCTAATGTTTCTGCTATTGTCTTATCTCTTGTAACATTTTGAGATTTTAATAATTCATTTGCCAATTGTTTTTGCTCAATGCTAGATGCAATCTTATTACCAAGACCTGTTAAAGCACCACCTGCAACACCACCAATACCAATATTTTTTAATCTACTTTCACCTGTGCCTATAGGTTCTAATGCACCACTTGTAGCACCTACTAATGCGCCACCTGTTATTGTATTAACACCAGGTATTGCAGCAGTAGCAGCAAAAGGCAATGCACTACCTACAATATTACCTATATTTTTAGCTGTGCTTTGATCCATATAGGCTTCTTTTTTTCGTAAAGCATCTATATCTTCTTGAGATTTTAAACCAAGCATTTGTCCTGCACCCATACCAAGATTATGTATAGATTGACCAACGCCAATTAAACCTTTATGTAATGGATTTAACTGATTAAATCTTTCTGCTTTAGCATTTTGTGCAGACATAGTATCTTGTCCAAATTGCTTTTGAGCATAAGACATAACTTGATCTTGAGTAGCATCATCAGGAGCAGTTATTTTAAACTTATCACCTGTAGGTGATGTAATATTATATTCAGCCATCAATTAGACCTTTCAATTTTCCAACCACCTTGATCTGGACTGCCTGTACTATTTCCTAATACATCTAAGAATTGTGGTCTTTGAACATTTAATCCTGCAACTCTAGCTTTATCATACAATGTTCTTGTAGCTGTAGCCAAGTTCTTAACAAAAGCTTCTTCTGAAACACTTGGATCAAATGTACCAACAGATTCAGTAAGTTTTTTGCCTTCTGCATCAGATAAAGCACCCATACCTTTAAGAGCTTGAACCATTGGTACAAATGTTTGTGCTTTAAATGTTTCTAAATTAGCTCTAAAATCTTTAGCT